GATAAAAAATGTCAGCTATGCCGCGCACTGAAGTTTGTGATCTCTGCTCCAGGGAATACCTGAAGGAGAACATGAAAAAAACAAGCAGCAAGCCCAGGTGGCTGTGCCTGCGCTGCGTGAACCAGGTCTCAGGTCTCAAGGTCGCAGGGCTCAAGCCGTGGCTACACTTCAGAGCTCAGGCTACATTATCAATGAACCAGGTCTCAAGGCCGAACCAATCAATTGGTTCAGGGAACAAGGCACAAGGTTCAAGGTCCATACCTGACTGAGCAAGGCTCAAGGTTCTTCCCCCAGAGTACACGGAGATAGCCCCCCGGACGAGGGGGGTGGCCATGATAAATGATTTTCCTCCAAGCTTAGATCTGTGCATATGCCACGAAATTTGTGCCGGAGATAGATTGACACGTTTCCCCGTTGTTACCTTTAATTCAATCCAAAATTCACCTGATCCTTTTTCCGGATCATTAAATAATCCGTTTAAATCAGGCAATCCTAATGGAGTGACCGCCTCAATTCTAAAGTAGGTAATTTTTGACGCGTTATTTTTTATTCTTTTCCAAAACTTTGTTTCCGGTTTGGTCGTCATCTACAGTAAAACTCCCTTCGATAGATAATTTTTTATCCATATCAGTAAGTAATTTATCAACCTCTTCCCGGCTCAGCTGATCAATCGATCCGTGCATAATTTCTTTCCGGTCAATATAAAGACCGGCCACTTGGCCACGTGATTTCTCCGCTTGAACGGCAGCATTCCAATTACCTGACCCTTCAGCTCCTTTACTTAATTGATCAAGTCTTTTTAGATGCCTATTAAAATTAACTTCATATCTTTTTTCTTCATCATCTCTCAGTTCTTTAATGTATTTAGCGACATGAGGTTTTCTTCTTAACTCAGAGGCAGTCTTAGCAGCAACCGATTCTGCATATCCGGCCCTAATAGCACATTCCTTAGCACTTAATTCTTCTCCTTCTTGAACAAAAAGTAAGCAGAATTTGATTTGTTTTGGTGTAAGTTTGTCTCTTAATTCAATATTCATATTAAGCATTATATTTTAAAAACGGCAGAAAACAAAGATAATACTTTTTAGTGCTACATCTGGAAAAGGGTGGTGTAGCAGTGGTGTAGCAGAAAAAAAGATCTAAATCATTGATATGTATAGTGATTTTCACACTGCTACATCTGCTACACTGCTACAAGGGGTATTTAATTTTTTTATAAAAAGAATTAGGGGTAAAAACACTATACAGTGTTACTTTTTTATGCCAAAAGAGGATGAATCCTATCTAAAAGGATTTTTATTCACTCCCTTACCCCCCAAACGGTTACAATAAAATCCCTTTGCGGGGGTATTTTTATTGACATTGTATTCTATATAAGATAATTCCCATACTATTAAAAGGGAGAGAATATGACTGAATATATAATTTATGGCATAGTGGATAATTTTATCATGATCCTTGGGTCCATATCCGGGTATAGCTTTGAAAAGTATCTGCCGAAAAGGTTGCAGACCGGCTTTGGAGCTGTCTATGGGGCCGGCCTGGGGAACGCGCTGAGCGATTTTCTGGGTGGAATGAGCACTTGGTCCGTGGATCTTGCGATGGGAACCTCCTTCGGCTGCCTCTTGGCGCTCGTTTTCATACCGATTTTCATATATATAGGAAAACTGAGAGTGAGGAAGAATGAAAACTATAGTAACTAAAACGAACGGATCCTGGCAGTTGGAGCAAATTGAGGATGGAAAGATCTTTGATGACAACATGAAAGCTGTCAGGTTCTTTGAGAAAAAAATTGAAGAGAAGAAGAAAAATGGTTCGTCGCTAAAGCATAATCGTCCATCTTTTATAGACAGTGAACATACGGATTTTCTATCCTATCTGCAAGCAATGAGAGATGATGATGATAACTAATATTCTACTTGGAATCATCCTGGCGGTGCTCATATGCATCGCCGTGATGGTGTTCATTATAGGAGACAATGTTGATAATCTTAGAAAGAAAAAATAGTTGTAATGTTTAAAACAATTCCCCTATCTCTTAAGGCTGCAAATGATTTTGTAACAAATCATCACAGGCACAACAAGAAAACAGCCGGTCATAAGTTCAGCCGGGGCATAAGGGGTACGTGGAGAACAGAGCTCCTCAGATAGCGGACAGCTTGATTAAGAATCGATGGGAAAGACTACTCTAAAAAGAATATAGGATTCCCCGTCACCGGTTGAAGAATCTTTCTTAGAGCTTCTTTTCCTTGTTCACAAATGGTGAACCATTCTTCCTGGGTGTAGCTGCAATCGTGTTTGGAATCATAGAAATGGACGGAAACAGTATTACATCGACGGCACCGGGAAATTTTTCTCACCGGACTATTAGGCAATTGCGTAGTCATAAGACAGCCTTTTAATTTTACGGCTGAATTATATGTGATTTTATGTAAAAATCAACTAATCTGTGATTATTTGTAGATTCTTAAACAATTCTGGATCCAATAAAGGACCGACATAATGGCTTTCTGTGCCGTGGGGCTCGGTCCAAGTCTGGTGAAAATACCTGTCCGGATCCACTTCACCGTTGGAAGAGCACGCCTTGCACTGGAAAGTGACGTCTTCCGCCTCCCATCTGCATGTCTTGAACCCGTTACCGCCGCAGTTAGGACATATCTTTTTGTTCATACCTTCTCCCTAGTATCGTGTTAATGCGGTCCCAACGCCTGCGCACCAATAATTCTTTAGGTGTTCGCGCGTCTCGCAGCGCGATCTTGCCTAAGCGAATCTTTTCCTTCTCCAGGCGTTGCCGTAAACTTTTCATTCAGTTATGCCGCTTTCACTTGAAAAATGGAATCAGAGTCACCCCACTGGTAGTAAAAATTAACCCTCTGGTTTTTGGGTGTGCCGTAGTTCATAATGTCATCAATGCGCTGAAGGTAAAGACCCACTCTTGAGCAGTCATACATCCTGTCCCTCACCAAGCTGAGCTTTTTTAAGAATGTTTTGTGATTGTAGCGACTGTCATGAAAAACACGGATCATTGCCTGGATGAAAGCGCGTCTCTTGTAGTTGGAGTAGAATGGCTTGATGTCCATGATGCGTTTCGCCCATTCTTTACCTTCTTCAAGAGTTTCAATTTTTAGGTTTCCTGTTTCAAAAGCTTTCTTCAGCTTTCCGCGTCCTCTTACTCCTTTTGTACGGCACAACAGGAATATGGTGCTCCAGTGATCAAAGCCCCATTTTTCCTTATAACATTGATAGAATTTATACTCCTGATAATTATATTTAACATAGCGTCCCATCCAATCATCGAAGCTCCAGCTTTTCCGAGTGGTATTGAGAACGGAAACATCATTGATGTTTGCGCCTTCTACTACGTAATAGTAAACGGGAAGTCCGAGGGCCTTGCAGCTTTCCACGTGATGCTGTCCTTCAATGACTTCCATTTTCTCATTCACTTGAACAAGATTGTGGGAGTAGCCATCCTCTTCCATACTTTTCGTAATGGCTTTTAGATGGGCTTCACGAAGGTCCCTGTTTCCCCTGAGTTTTTTAAACAGGGAATAATCATAAGTCTTAAAGATTTTTCTTTTTAGTTTTTTTGTCTTCATTGTATTGACTCTCCTTTCAAGAGTTTGCGAACCGCCGGCTTTTGCTTCTTCCAGGCGTTGTCTATGACCATAGAAATGTATGATCCAATGGAACGATGTGTGTTCGTCGCCATAATCCTCGCTTTGTGGTAGGTTTCCATTTTGGTTGCTACCGATTTATATTTTGTAGTGTCCATTATTTTCTCTTTCTAATGGGTTCAATGACCCATTGTTTTACTTGCTCGCCCATCACTTCCGTAGCAATATCAATTTTGCTTCGTAAGCTTTGGACTATTTTCTCATCCACTGTTCCTTCGCTAATCAGATCAATGTAAGTAACTTTATTGGTCTGACCAATTCTGTGCACGCGATCTTCTGATTGTATTCTTTTTTCCAGGTCATAAGTATTTGAATAGTAAATAACTGTGTGGGCAGCGTGGAGCGTGAGTCCATATCCACCCGTCGACGGATTGCCGACAAAATACTTAAGCTCTGAATTCTTATTCTGGAATTTCTCTACGATATCCTGGCGGTCCTTGTCTTTTGTGTCCCCGAAATAGGAGGCACAGCTATTCTCTCCGAACTTTTCTTTCAATGCGTCCGTAATGTGGCGCAGATCAAATCTGTAGCTCGCCCAGATAATGACTTTTCCCTCGGTCTCATCAAGAATATCGAGAAGTTCCTTCATCCGGTTGTTCTTGAGCGCCTGTGTTTGCCCGTCATCAAAGCTGATATGACCACAGCTGATCTGATGCAGCCGGATCAAAGCCGTAAGAGTGGATAGGCTAGTCATCGTTCTTCCCTCCACCTCCGTTAAATTGAATCGTCGCATCTCTTCATAAGCTTTAACCTGCTCTGGTGTCAGGGAGACAAATCGTCGCTGATATACCTTGTCCGGAAGATCCAGACAGTCTTCCTTTAAAACTCTATATGAATGCTGTTCAATAATTGTATTTAATTCCGGGATCCTCTGAAATCCTACGACAAGTTGCGTGGACCGTGCGCCGAAATTCCTTCTCACCATCACAGCGTACCTGGAACGGAACGCCCAGTAGTTCTGATTCAAAATCAGGGGGCTGAGAAAATCCAATTGGGAATAAATGTCCAAAGGATTTTTCGTTACCGGTGATCCCGTCATGATGCGCTTGTAAGTTGCGAGTGAAGCTAGCTTAAGGGTGTTCTTGGTGCGTGAAGCGTTAGGCGTTTTAATGGTGGTGCTCTCGTCGATGGCCATCATTGCATTATTCTTTTTCAAGAACATCGCTGCATACTTAGCCCCCTTGAGTCCGCTTAAGGCCTCGATATTCATCAGGAGGATTCTCAACTTTCCGTTAGGCTCCAATATTTCTTTT